GCTTTGTATGTCATCTTGGGAAAAAGATGGTAAAAAGTTCAGCAAGTATTTTATTCGTGGCAAAGACCTCCAGTTTTTAGGCTCAAAGAAGTCTGATGATGGTGATTCCTCTAATGAAGGATCGGGCGGTGCTAGTGGCGGTGACGACGTTCCATTTTAAATGAAACTTCTTTTAGAAACACCTTTAAATAGCCTTAGTTTCGGTAATGTTTCTTATAACCTTATCAAAGAGTTTCAAAGGCTAGATGTTGAGTTGGGCTTATTCCCTACAGGGGGTAATGTAGATCTTGCTGCTTTCGATATCGGTGAAAATTTAAAAGAATATATTCAAAATGCTATAAACAAAAGATGGAGTTTCGTCGATAAAGAGATTCCATCTTTGAAACTTTGGCATTTCAATGGATCTGAAAATAGAAAGAATAAAGATCAACATCTGTTTACTTTCTATGAGTGTAGTGAGCCTACTAAAATCGAGAAGGCTACTTGCGCGGTTCAAGATTCTACGATTTTCTCCTCAACATATGCAAAAGATATGTTTGAGCAGGAAGGTTGTGACAACACCCATTTCATACCTTTAGGCTTTGATGAGGAGTTTAAAAGGACTGACAGAGAATACCTAAAAGATATCGTCCATTTTGGGCTAATGGGTAAATTTGAGAATAGGAAACATACCAAAAAAATCATCCAAACTTGGTTGTCCAAGTATGGTAATGATCCTAAGTATCAACTATCCTGTTGTATAAATAACCCCTTCTTCAAGCCAGAGCAAATGCATGGTGTTTGGCAAGATATCACCAAAGGTAAAAATTACAATAATCTTAACATCATACCTCATCTCGCTAAAAATGCAGAAGTGAATGAGTTACTTAATGCTATAGACATCGATCTGACTGGTCTTTCTGGTGGCGAAGGCTGGAATTTGCCAGCCTTCAATGCTACTTGTTTAGGTAAATGGAGTATCGTATTAAATGAAACCTCTCATAAAGATTGGGCCACAAAAGATAATTGTATTTTGGTTGAGTCTACGGGAAGATCCGTTCCTAGTGCGGATGGTATGTTCTTCACTAAAGGGTCCGACTATAACCAAGGCGATTTCTACGCTTGGGATGAGGAAACTGTATTGAAGGCCATGGAAGAAGCTGAAACCAAAGTGGGACAAATTAACACGGAGGGGGTCAAATTAGGAGACAGTATGACTTACAAGAAAACAGCTGAAGCTATTTTAGCCCTTATCTACAAGGAAAACTGATATGGCACAAATCGTGTTATATAAATAAAATTAAAATAATGTCTATCTATATTTACAAACATCCTGATACAAACGAACACCGCGAGGTATTCCAAGGGATGAACGACGAACATATATTTATAGACGAATTTGGTGTGCAATGGAGGCGAGTATACCTTGCCCCTAACGCTTCCATAGATAGCTCTATAGACCCTTTTAATAAGCAGCAATACATCGATGCTACTTACCACAAGAAAGGCACTATGGGCGATATGATGGACTACTCAGCGGAACTCAGCTCTAAACGAGCTGAACAAGCTGGGGGTGTTGACCCAGTTAAAGAAAAATTCTATAATAATTACGCAAAAGAGCGGAATGGGACAGATCATCCAAATAGAATTAAAGAAAAAGGGAATCAGAGTAATCAAGTAAACGTTGATTACGACTAATAATAAGTTCCGCTCAGTTTGAGACCTTTATTTTGAGTGACTTGGAACGTGAAATTTGCGTCAAAATTCATTCTTCCGTTTACGCCCATAGAATAGTTATAAGATCCTAATTTGGCATCTTCTATTCTGTAAACCATAGATTTACCACTTGCTTCTAAGGTCAAATCAAATTGATAAAGCTCGTCTGAATTCAAAACTCCAGTCATAGCTCCACTCTCAAAACCAGAAACTTGAGAAGACACAGCAAATGTCCCTTTGGCTGGAAACTGTCTTTTCCTGCCAAAGGCGTAGTCATTACCTAGTCCATAAGCTGAAACTCTTGGTATAGCCACGTTCATATTGACAGATTGAACTAGATGGCTCCCTGAGATCTCTTGCCCTCCGACTTGTAAATTCTGTAATGTGACATCACTACCAGTATTTGTTTGATTGACAATAGGAGGGGCTTTTTCTAAAGCTTCAGTGAGTAAATCTTGTCTAAAATAAAATTGACATCTACCTACATTGTCATTATTCCCACCTGTCATATTTATAGCTGGCATCTGCATAGAAGTGCCTGTTAAATTATCAAATACCGCATTAGAACAAATATAAGAAGTATTAACTTTGGGAAGATCTCCTATGGAGTAGCTTAAACTATAAGATAGTGGAAAACAATTTCCAAAAGCAATAGCGTCATTTCCATCAAAATCGTTAGTTGGAGTTCCAAAATTTATAGAGTCAATAAAAGAATCTTCTTGGTTTTCGCTCACTAAAACATAAAAGTTAGTCGAATCTTGAGAATCATCAGCATCAAACATATTCTTAAATTCATCTTTAGGGGTAGAATTTAAAAACCTACCCTGCACTTCATTAGAAAAGTTGGGTTCAGGTATATAGCTAATATTTAAAGAGGCATCTGGCTGATTGTATATATTATTAGTAGATAAATCTTGAGAACCAATTTGTTTTGATTGCTGCCTAGAATAATCAATTGAATAGTCAAAAGTCTGAGCTAACTTATGTAGTTTCAAATCCTTGTTATTCGTAGAAAAAGCCGTAGTAGAAACCTGAGTCGCCACAATTGCATTATTACTTCTTATTATATTTCTAGCCATATTAAGTTCCTGTTGGAATTACACCCATAGGGTCTTCTTTAAGTTCTACACTTAACTTATTAGAATTAACGTAGTTCCATGTATGTGTCCACTTCGGGCTATAGTAAACTTTAGGTCTGTTATAAACAGAAGGGATTTGATGTTTAAATCTACGATAACCACCTTTGTTTTCCAAGAAATGGATCATAGTTTTTAACTGCTTGTCAGGAATATTATTGAAGCTATAACTCATATCAAATGTCGCGATATTATTGTTAGTCTTAAACCTTTGAGTGAAAGAGTTTTTGTATTTTAGTTTATCGGCTTTGATCTCGACATTGTTCTGAGTCCCGATATCAGGCTCGAAAAAGAAATCTTGAGTCCACATTGAATCTACTCCCGTGGGAGAATTCGCTTCTGTCGAGCTATGATCTCCAGTGCAGTAGTAGAAATTATCTAACTTGTTTTGATTTATTCCTGTATACGCAATATCGTATTCTTCGTAAGAGGTAGAGTAATTATAGTCATCAAACTCTAAATTCGGAAAACAACCCATCCCCGACCATTTTAGCAAAGTCGGGGCATGGTCTACCGTTAAGCTTGTCGCTACTTCGAAGTGCTGATTATTAATAAAATTAATTGCATAATTATCACAAAACCCACTCACTGTTTTATATATCCCTAAGTTATCTGGAGTAAACTCTATGGGCAAATACCCAGATTGAGCTTCGAAAAAGTTAGCGAGTTTTCTAGCATTGGTTTCATTAACTTCATATTTTAAAGAAAATCTTGCCACTAAGCTATTAACAGAAAGAGGTATCAAATTATAATAAAAATCATCAGTAATATAACTATGATTGTTAGCTTGAAACTCTACAGTAGATCCATAAACTGGCGTAAGGTAAAGACCTGCGAGGTTTGTAGGTGCAGCTATGCCACTGATGTTTCGGTCTCTGTTATAAAATAAGTCTTCACTCATGAGTGTCCAATGTAGTTAAGGGTTAGTCTTACGGAGCCGTCAGCGGAAGCGCTAAGCTGTTCAGATACTAAAGAAGCGTTTGGGACGGTCAATGTTTGGAGGGTGGCCCCATTTCTACCTTGAACAGAGAAAGATAGATTTTTATCTGACCTCCCCTCTTTGAAGAAACTGAATCCACTCGCTAAAAAGATATCATCGACATCTATCTGGACAGCCGCCGAATACTCTATCGGGTTTATATGCTTTACCTCTACAGGGGTTTCTGATCCTATAGTATAATAGGGGATCTTGTTTATAGACAAAGAATAATCAAAACCCAAAACTCTATTAGTTGTGCTATGATCACATGTCGCGGTTATAGACCCTTGGCTTGGTATATCTATATTAGTCGGAGTCGTTCCTGTCGCATTAACTCCACTTTTCATTTCATCATAAACAGTAAAACTGGCATTGACTTTAGGTATAGATCCGACCGCACAGTTAACAGAATAAGATTCTAAATAACCGCTTTTAAAACCATAAGAAGAATTATTATTATAATTAAAACTGCCCTTCATTACCTCTGATGCTCCAGTAAAATCTAAAACTGGATCATTATACATCAATGACCTAGAAAAAGAAACGCTTTGCTTAATAGCTCCCGCTACAGTAGTCACTCCCCGAACTGAACCCAAAGGTTTAGTTACATTAGAAGCGCTCTGATATCCGATATCTAGAGAATTAAC